CTACAGCAAGCGTTGAGGAGATTAGAGACAAGTTCCTATTCTACCCAGCACGGACCTTCAATAAGCAAGAACCTCATGCTAAGGCCAAAGCTGACGCTGGAAGATGGCGTATCATTTTCAGTAGCCCTATCGTCATGACGATAGTGTACCAGGTTGTAATGGCTTGGTTTCACAAACCGTTGATGAAGAAATGGGCCGAAGGTCCCTTTAAGCCCGGTATGGGCACTGATACACTTGAAGACTTAACGAGATTGCAGGATGCAGTACGTAAGCTTTTCTCGGTGGCAGGAGTGGCAATAAAGAAAAACGTCAGTGCGTGGGATATCAGCACCACTGAAGTGGATCATGTTAACGGTTATGCAGGCTACCTAACGGCGGTCTGGAAACAACTTGACGTGAGCAGAACCCTCATTAATGTCATGCGCAATTTGGTGTACTTGAGCCGTCGCCAGTTCGTCTGTAATTCAGACGGGCTTGTCTTTGAGCTTAAAGTGCCCAGAGTATCGGCAAAGATTACAGAGACTGTGGCTGAGGACTGTACAAACACCGTGTGGTCGGCTTCAATGTTGGAGCCTGCATGGATTCAGTTCTCGGGAAAATGGGACACGAGTGTGAGCAATACGATCATGCGAGTGTTAACGCTAGAAGTAGTCCATGACTTGCTCAAGGTTGGTGTAGTTAAACTGCCACTTGCCATGGGTGACGACGCTGGAGCAGCTCTGGAGCTAACAGAAGCTTTGCCTGACGACTATAGTGATAGAGTCAGGGAAGGCTACCTCAAGCTCGGTAAGCTGCTCAAGTTCTTCCATTGTGGCACCGATGTGCACGATGGCGAGAACCCTTTTGAGTTTTGCTCACACGACTTCGTCGGAGATTCTGTGTTCTTTCTGAACATAGATAAGTTTCTTTACCGAACTTTTACAGGCCTCGGAAGTCCAAGTGCCGAAAGATTGGAGGAAGTTCGACGTGACTGCGTGAGACTCATCAGCAGGATTCGCCCTAGCGAAAAGGAGAGTGCATTGGAGTTCTGCTCCTTGCAGGGCATCACGATTAGCCGTGATGAGGTCAACTCTCCAGTTTACTATTAGGGTGAGCAAGGGTCTCAACACAATAGAGATGGGCAAGGGTTTTAGAGCAAAACGAGCTATTTTAAAGAAAGCGAAGAAGCAGGGTCTAAGCCAGGCGGAGGCTGAAGCACGGGTTAGGCAGTCGGTTGAGTCTAAGCAACGCCAGATGGTGGCCCGACCACCACTAGTGAGGCCTATGGTTCAGTATGCCGACCATGGACTGAACGAAC